CTACACTTAAACTTAATGCCGCTGTTGTTAATGTCTTACCTGCGCCAGTTGCTACTTCTTGTATCGATTGTGGATTGGCTAAGAAGTTGTTGATGATTTCAATCTGGTAGTCACGTAATACAACGGGTTGTCCTGCCATTGGATGCTTTGCGGGCCAAACTTTGTGTTTGAATGTCTCCTCGGACACTTGTGTGAAATTGAAGGTTGTAGAATATTCACGCTGGTCATCTAATTCAATATCGTAGCCTGCTTGGTCTAGTAAGGGAAGTATCTCCGGAAGCAAATTGATGTACGTTGAGCCACCCAACGCGAAATAGCTTGTCTTACCGTTCCATCGTCCTAATCTTACGCTAGGTAGATAACGTGCTCCTGGCACCTCAAACTCAAACATCTTCATCAGTGTCTTGCGATCACCGAGTTCTAGTCCAATTATTTTACAATTGACCTCATCTTTAATCTCTAGTTTAACTTGCTTCATTGTATTTTTTT